ACCACCAGTGAGAAGAAGGGTAATGTCGAATCCCGGAAACTATTCACCTATTGTGCTTGGGATACTTACTACACCTGGGAACTAAGGAACCTATATCTTCGTGGGATGATGTCTGATAAGGAGACTCGGAATATCTTCCAGTCTCTGACCATGCCGGCCTCACGGATGTATGAGGTCATTGAGCGGGAGGGTCACTTCGTCAACCTGGAGAAATTCCATAAGACAGAGGAAGAGCTGAAAGTTAAGCTGGAGCTGACCGAGGCTAAGCTTAATCGAACGCTAGGCCGAGCCATCAATTGGAATTCACCAGCTCAGGTGGCCAAAGCGCTATACGGTGACCTGGGACTCATTCCTAAGGTATTTACCGACAAGAATGCCCCTAGTACGGGGGAAGCGGCTCTAGCCGAGCTGAACCATCCCATCGTGGATATTCTTATCGAGTATCGTAGTCATCAAAAGTTCCTTTCCACCTATATCGAGGGTTGGAAGGAATACATGGTCGGCCCGTACCTTTACTTGGGCACCAAACTGCATGGAACCGTTACCGGCCGATACTCTTCACGTTTACACCAGGTACCTCGTGATGGAACCATTCGGAACCTGATTGAGGCCCCTCCAGGATGGACCTTCGTACAGGGTGACCTTTCTCAGGCTGAGCTTCGTGTGGCAGCCATCGTGTCTGGTGATCCTGAGCTAATTCGTTGCTATGCTGAGAACATTGACGTTCACTGGCGCACCACCATTGGAGTTCTTCGCCTGGGCGGAAGTGATGAAGATCTTCGCATGGCCAGGGAAACGGCAGCCAAGTACACCCTGACTCCGCCAGAAAACATCATGGAGGTATTGGACCTTCTGGAGCGTCTAGGTCCGGACACTTGTGTTGAACTGGATAAGCGATGGAAGGAGAAACGGAAGCAGTCCAAGGGTATTAACTTCGGATATCTCTACGGCATGGGGGCCATGAAGTTCTGTGAATATGCCAAGCTCCGATACGACTGGGAAGTACCAGTTCATCAATCCCAGGACATCCGGAACGGCTTCTTCGCCACCTATGCTCAGCTACAGCCATGGCACGAACGGCAACGAGAGCTAGTACGGATTGATGGATTTGTTCGATCCCTCTCAGGGCGGAAACGTAGGCTTCCCGGTATCTGGTCTCCCGATAAGATGATGAAGGCCGAGTGTGAAAGACAGGCCATCAACAGCCCAGTCCAGGGGTTCATCGGAGACCTTAAGGTTATGGGAATGCTGGACATCTACTATCAACTCCAGGTTCCCACACACGGTGAAAAGATACGCATCAAAGGAGAAGTACATGATGCTATCCTAATGTGGATCAAAACCGAGCATCTACAGGAAATGCTACCTTTAGTAAAACAGTGTATGGAGAAACCCACCTGGTTGGATAATTTTGGGGTAAAATTACCTGTCCCAATCGTAGCGGACCTGGAAGTCGGCCCATGGGGGGCCGGAAAACCGTGGAAAGGATAACATGCTTAAGAGGCTCTCATACTTATTCTGGTCTAAAGTGGAAATACTTGGATTGGATGAGTGTTGGGAGTGGACAGCTAAAATCTCCCCATCGGGGTATGGTATATTTAGAACGGGTGATAATTATGGCATATCAAGGTTATCGCATAGAGTAGCTTATTACCTATCCCACGGAATATTGTTACCGGATATAATCATTTGCCATAGATGTGATAATAAGCGATGCTGTAACCCGTCACATCTATTCTCAGGAACACATCAAGAGAATATGGATGACATGGTAACTAAGTCCCGTCAAGCCCGTGGCTCTACCCATGGAATGAGCCGATTATCCGATGAGGAAGTTCGAAGGATAAGAGAAGATAACCGTAGCCAAAAAGCTATTGCCCTTGACTATGGTATTTCACGATCACAGGTTAGTCATATCAAAACACTTAAGTCCTGGAGACATATATGCTGAAATTATTCAACCAAGTAGCCCAGTTGGGATCACCCACTGAGAAGATGAAGCTGATAAAAGCCTACCCATATCAGGAAGAACTGAAGACCGTATTGAAGCTGGCCCTGGATCCGTTCATCACCTTTGGTATCACCGACTTTGATACCGGAGTAGATCCCTCCGGGGAGGACCCGTATACGGTTCTAAACCAGCTGGCTAATAGGGACACTACAGGCGGGGCCGCCAAGAGGGCTCTGGGGGCCGCTGTGGACCCCTCTGACCGGGAACTTTTCCTCCGGATTATCCGAAAGGACCTACGTTGTGGGGTTGGGGAGAAGCTGGTCTTACAGATGTATCCTGGGCTGCTAAGGCAGTTCAATGTGATGAGAGCCAAGGATTGGGAGGGCTTATCCCCCAGGGGCCATTACTACATTGAGCCTAAGATGGACGGTCTTCGTGGTCTTACGATGATTGAGAACCAAACCGTCACTATCTTCTCCCGCAATGGCAACCCCATCACCTCCTGTGAACACCTGAAGCCCCAGCTGTTACGGATAGCCAAAGACGTGGGGGACTGCATCTTCGATGGCGAACTCATCCAGGGGAACTTCAATCAATCCAGTTCGGCCATTCGCAAGAAGGATGTTCAGAACGAAGATACCAACTATCATATCTTCGATTTCCTGGATCTGGACGAGTGGAAGAATCCCGTGAAATCCTATATCCAGAGGCGTCGCTCACTTGAGTGTCTAGTCCAAACCTCTGGGAACCTGGTCCTAACCCCGTCTCATCCCGTGGCTACCGAAGCAGACGCCATGCGGTTCTATCAGCAGTTCCTGGACTGTGGCTACGAAGGAGGGATCGTAAAGAATGCCAATGGTCTCTACCGGTTCAAGAAGCATAAGGACTGGATGAAGCTCAAAGAGCAGGGTTCGGTCGATCTGGTGGTAGAATCCCTGATTCAGGGTGAAGGAAAGTACTATGGAATGCTGGGAGCAGCTGTTGTCAAGTTCAAGGGTCGTAAGGTTAACGTGGGGTCAGGGTGGTCTGATGATGAAAGAAGGCTATACTGGAAAGATCCCACGCTTCTTGTCAGGAAAGTGATTGAGGTCCATTATCATCAAATCACCCCGGACGGCAGCTTAAGACATCCACGATTCCACACCATTCGCCACGATAAGAGCATTTAATCATGGGGGAGATGGCCGAATTCTACATCCATCAGCACATGGATGCTTTCCCAGATGATTTTTGGGCCAATAAGAGACATACTCGGCCAACCTGCAAATACTGTGGAATGAGGGGATTAAAGTGGAAGGAGACTGACCGAGGGTGGAGGTTATCGGATTCCAACACTGGAGAGCTTCACACCTGCAAAGAGTATTTCCAGAGTAAGCTTAAATGACCTCAACTTGCCCTCTCTGTTATCAGCCGGTGGTGGTGTGGTGGATAGCCACTTCCTTTCATGTCGTTCAGATTCACGCCTGCCCTACTTTCGATATACGCGCGGGGAATGACGAGAAGTTCAACAGTTAGGGCCTTTTTGGGTTATAATTAACATTATAACTTGTAGGACTTAAATTGAGCTATTTCTGGGATAGGGTAAGTATTCAAGGCTGGGATGAGTGCTGGGAATGGAAACAATCCACCCAGTCAGCGGGGTATGGTCAAATAGGTCAACTTCAAGCCATTAGACTAGGACTTCCTACGTTGGCTCATCGGGCGGCTTATATGCTTACCAGAGGAAAGTTGTCCTCTTTACCCGTACTTCACTCTTGCGATAACCGTAAATGCTGTAATCCCATGCATCTTCGACAAGGAACTTACCTAGAGAACATGAAGGATAAGGACTTCCGGGGAAAACAGCCCAGAGGTGATCTTCAATACAACTCTAAACTATGCTCTCAAGATGTCACTAGGTTAAAAAGAAACCCCGAGCTACTTAATGAAATACAAGCTGAAAAAAAGGTATCCAGAAAAGCCCTAACTGACGTGTTGAAGGGCCGAACATGGAAACATATATGATATTATGAATTTGTCGGCACTGGCTGACACCGGTTACCACCACTTTCAAGGAGCTTCAAATGTCTGATATCATCCTTCCCTCCGCCGTTTTCTCCGATACCCATTCTCCCCGGATGTCTGAGAAATATGTTCATATCAAGACCGCGGATGTTCTCTCCCGCTTTCAAGACATGGGCTGGCAAGTGGCTTCGGCCAATTCGGCCCGCCATTCCAAAACCCCCCAATTCTCTCGTCACGCCCTTCGTCTGCGCCACAGGGATTTCCTGGACCTGGGCCTGGGCGAGAGTAACGTGATTCCTGAGCTGATCGTGCTCAACTCCCATAACGGTTCCTGGGCTTTGCGTATGGCTCTGGGCATGTTCCGTATGGTCTGCTCTAACGGTATGGTTGCCGGTTCTCTGTGGGAGGGAGTGGCCCTGAAGCATTACAACATCAAAAACCTGGAGGAACAGATCACCTCCGTTACCGAACGCATCGGAAGCCTGGGAAATAAGCTGGCCAAGTCTATCGGCGACTGGCAGAAAGTTGAAGTCCCCTGGAAAGAGCAGATTGACTTCGCTGAAAAAGCCATCGCCATCCGTTGGGGAGATCGTACCCCGGTCTCTCCAGAGACACTGTTGGAGGCCCGCCGGGACGCTGACAAAGGTAATGATCTTTGGCATGTCTTCAACCGAGTCCAGGAGAACCTTACCCAGGGGGGTATGACCGGCCTTACCACCAACGGTCGTACTCTGAAACTTCTCCCGGTAAAGAATGTCAAACGCGACTTCAAATTCAATTCTGAATTGTGGGACTTGGCTCAGTCCTACGTTCCTAACTAAGCAAAGGAAAATACATGGGGTCTTTACTTTATAGGGGTCCGGTGGTTGGACTATCCTTCTATGACTATGGCCGATACATCGACCAGATCGAGGTGGGAACCCGTCTATTCATCCGACCCGAACCGAACTCCAACGACCCGAGGGCCTTGGGGGTATTTCTCCCAAATAGTCCTCATCATGGGGGAGATCAGATCGGATGGATCCCCAGATCCAAAAATGCTGGACTCCATAGCTTTATTCTAGAGGAGGGTTTGGAGTCCATCCCCTCAATCGTCACTAACCATGACTTGGATAAGTCTTTCGACTCCCGTCTATTCATTCAGGTCTATGAACCGGGTATCAATACCGAATCATACATCAAGCCCAAACTCAAAACTTCTTCCAAGGAGAAAACCATGCTTATCAAATCCGCATTCGATCGCAACAAACGTGCTGTAGCCAACGCAGGCTTCCTGGAGGCCGGTCGTATCGCCAACAAGAAGGTCACTGAAGTCCTGGCCAAAAAAGCTCCTCTGGCAGTCCGGGGCTATATCGATACCCCCGTGGGTCGCCTGGTTCTTGCCAATATGACCATGATGGCCATGGAGCAATTCCGCCCCAACGATCGAGCCGCTATGCGTCTGGCTGAGTCCATGACTGTGACGGCCTACATGGAGTGCATCCAGCACTTCGACATTGAGGGTATCATCGATGGCCTGATGAACAGCACCCAGGTGAAGCGGGCCATGTCCCTCCTAGACAAGGAGATCCCCGAACCGAAGTAACTCACCTCTTTTTCACTCTAGCACGGGCCTTTCATGGTCCGTGCATTATCCATGGTAAGGAGCCATAATGGTGCGGGAAAAGTATTATAGTCAATCCAAGATCAAGACCTGGCGTCGTTGCCACAAAGCTTACGACTATCGCTATGGTCAGGGGTTAGTTCGTCGCACGGCTCCGGTAGCCCTACTACGGGGAACCACTCTTCATGCCATGCTGGAAGCCAATATCAAGGGGGAGGATTGGACGATTCCCCTGGGTGTATACGCTGAGCAGTATGGCAAGCTCTGGGCTGAAGAGGCTGAGCAATATCCCCACCCGGATGAACTGAAGGGTATTTACGAGCGCTACCAAAGGCACTGGGCTAATGATGGGCTAACCTACGATGGACGAGCTGAAGTGGAGCTTATCGTCGAGCATCGGGGTATCATCTTCAAGGGCATCATCGATGCCTTTCCCAAGGATAAGCAGGATCGCATCTGGCTGAGCGATCATAAGACCCACAAGATCTTGCCGGATGAGCACACCCGATTCTCTGACATCCAGACGGTCCTCTATTATTGGATGGCCAAGCAGGAAAAGCTTCAGGTCGATGGCATCCTGTGGGACTACCTTCGTACCAAGCCCCCAGCCATCCCTGAGGTATTGAAGTCCGGGGGGTTGAGCAAGCGATCCAATATCGACACCGATCGTGCTACTTACGAAGCCGAAATCAAGAAGCATCGGCTGAATCCCGCCGACTATCAGGACATTCTGGCCAAGGTTGATCGCAACGTCTTCTTCCAGCGCATTTACCTTCCGAACCCCGCGGCTGACTTGATCCATAATGTGGTGACCGAAGCTTTTGACACGGCCATCGAGATCGAGAACAGTACCAGTACCTGTCGCAATATGACCCGAGACTGCAAGTCCTGTACCTTCTATCCCATCTGCTCCGCTGAGGTTCGTGGGATAGACAGTAGTTTCATCCGTAAGCAGTTATTCACCCTTCGTGAGGAGAAAGAGTAATGAGTAGCGTTCATCCCATCTGGGTCACCCCAGCCGCCGAAAACCTGATCGCCAAGATTGCCCGAGTGAGCAATCCGAAGAATCAGGACAACCCGGACTCACAGGGGTTGATCCGTTACATGATTCGGCACCAACACTGGAGCCCCTTCGAGATGGTCAGTGCCTGTCTGGAGATCAATACCACCCGGGACATCGGCCGCCAGATCCTTCGTCACCGTAGCTTCAGTTTCCAGGAGTTTAGCCAACGCTATGCTTCTGTGGAGAATTTCCACGAGCTGGAGCTGAGGGAGTGTCGTCTCCAGGACAGCCAGAATCGCCAGAACAGCCTGGAA